TTGCTCTCAGGCGGAGCCACTTCTTATCGACCAGACGGGCTGTGTAGTCTTTAAGGGTCGGGATGTCTGAAGGCTTTACTTCTACCTTGCGCTTGCGGCGCGCCGGCACGCGGAAGATGCCGCGCTCCATTACTTTGGCGAGAAGACATTGCATAGCCATCACCCCGCAAAGCTCAGCAGCCGACTAGCGGCGTTTTCAGCCTCAGCCGGCGAGTGGAATTTGCGACGCAGAATGTAGTTCCAGAGCACATTCAGCACTGATTTGTAGACGCCGTTAAACTGGCTGTCGTCCATGCTGGCGAAGGAGATCGACTTTGCGACACGACGACGGCTGCCGTCAGGCATCTGGTATTCGTCGTAAAAGCCAGCCTGAATGGTTGCCCACTCGCGGAAGGATTCGAAGTGTTTCAGAAGCGCCATATCGCGGGAACGAGAAATACCGACAGAGGAGAGATACATCTCCGCGGCGTTCTGGAGCACAGCGCGCTGATCGAAGTCGGATGAAAGGAAGTCGATAAACCCGGATATGAGGGTGCGCTCAGCGGGCTCAATGAGTCCACCGGAAGGCGTCCAGTAGTGATACCCGAGAGTCAGAAGTTTGAAGAACTTCTTGTGGAATGCGTAATTCCGGGGCTTGCGGAACTCACCGCAAAGCAGTTGCCCTACTGGGTTAAGTTGCAGGTATTCGCTGGTTCCCGGCTCTGCAGGAATCAGTACGTTTTGATAACTCTTCTCAAATTGCAGTGTTTGCGCCATGTGTCCCCACTTGGCGCCGGATAATCGTGTCAGTTGCTCAGGCTGACGATGGAATTATGACGGGCTATAACCCAAATTGCAAAATGAGCATAGGCTATTTCTTGGTGTTCTGTTCCGCCATCTCGATGTAACGCGGATCGGATGCTTTCGGCAGCTGGATGCTCTGCTCGCGGTAGTGGCGCACGCGTTCCATGAAGTATTCTCGCAGATGTTCTGGCTGCTCTCTTGCGACCATCTCAGCGACAACCGGCATGTTCATGCGCTCTTTGTACGCGACGCCAGACGCGGCCAGGTCAACGTTTACTTTGTCCTGCTCTTCCTGGCTTTTGGCTGCAATGTTCCACTTCGACATAAGAAAATCCCCTCTGGTGTGGAGGGGATTATATATCGCTACCGGTTTAGGTGTGCGGCTTTGCATTATTCTGTAGTTATGCAACATCCCAGACAGGATCATTAGCGGCTTTTGGACGGGTATCGATACAAATACCTATATGGCAATGACTCATACTACAACCGAACCATTTCTGCCAATGAGTGCCGTCCATGCATATTTCAAGGACTTGTTCATTTCCTCTGAACATTACCCCATCAAACAACATATCGATGCGCTCAATGATGATTCCTCGCGGAGGGTCTAACTTAATCACAAGGTCGATTTTTCTATGTTTACTGCGAATTGTTATATTCGGGCCTTCACATTCAACATCCCAATTATCTGATTTAACCAACCATTCATTCTCATTGATTATCAATGAGTCACTACCGTCTGGACCACAAAATATGCCAGAAAGAAGCACTGGAGAAAGTTCATCTTTCGGAGGTGAAACCGAAAGAATCGGTTTATCGTTAACAACAATTAAGTGGTTGCAATCATAAAATGAAACACCTGCAAATTTTATTTCAATGGGTTCACTATGAAAGTCAAACATTTCGTTTGCGTAACCCTCCCTAAGACACTTAGGGTTTTTATTCGCTTTGGCCACTGTCTCCCTTGATAATCGCCCTCTCCCTCTACTTTGATTACATTGAGAGCACAAGAGGGTCATTCCCTCAGGGTTATGCTCGGTAGCATCAGCAAAATCAGGATCAAAGTGCTCATAATCATAAAACCCAAGACCACAAATCACACACCCAAACCCGCAGCGCTGCCTTATTATTCGCTTCACAGGCCCTGGTATTGTTCTGGACAGCCCGTGTTTGTTTTTTTCTGTCATGTTCATTCAACCCTAAGTGAAACAACATAATCACTATAATCCTTGTATGTTAAAACGAATACAACGGTGTTCCTAAATGATGGAACTTGTCTTTTTGATTTATCTGGACTTACAATTTTTCAGTCTCCATACGGCCTGACCAATTCGGCTCTCGTTGGGGCATTTTGATACCAGCCCATCTTTCGCCAGTTCGATGAGCTCTTTGCGCAGGTCTGAGCTTCTCCATTCCACTCCGGGGAATTTACGCTCCATTGCGCAGCGGATATTCCACGTAGCGAGTCGGAACGGGTATCCACTCCCCAGCGTCGCATCCTGCTGCGCTGCTCCCTCGATCAACACCTGCATGATTTTGCTTTTGACGTCACTCACCTTTCACCTCCTGCGCCGTTCTGCGCTTAGCTCTTGCCAGCAAACGTATCAGCACGAAAGCGCGGTGCTGTCGCATTCCCTCTGTCATGATTTTGGCTCCTGCGGGGCGGCTGCGAGCATGGCGACATAACGCTCGCGCAAAGACTTGCGTCCGTAGTCGCTATCGTTAAATGCAGCGCACATGGCTTGCGTTGGCTCCTTCGGCACCATCACGTAACCATCCGGAATTACCGGATAGTTGCCAGGATGCACTGGACAAGGCCAGCGCAGCGAACCATCGCCACTGGGGCATGTGCAAACAGGAAAAGCCTGGAGCATGGTGGCGCGGCAGGCGTTCCAGGAATCAGCGGCCGCATTTCGTTGGTCTTCACCCCACTGGAATACAGCGTGGTCACGACGCCTGGCGCTGGCAAGAATCTCGATACTGTCCGAAGTGGCTTCCTCCGGCACTACCGGCTGCTGCGCGTGGCGATAGAGCTGGGTGCCAACAGGAAGCGCCCTGTCGATTGTCGACGTGTCATTGCCTGAGCGGTTAGATAAAACTTCGGCCACCGGCTCGCTGTCCATTGCGGCCAGCAGATGTTCAAGAGCATCAACTAACGCGCTATCGTAAGAGTGCTCTGCAATGAGAGCGACAACTCGCTCTCTGGTTATGGTTGATTTGTTCATAGTCCGCGCTCCTCTCTTGTCTGCGCACCAATGGCTGCTTTTGTTCCGTCAGGCGTCAATTCCACTCTGTAATACAAGCCATCGAATTTACGGCATGAGCGGTTGCGCCAATCTACAAGCCCTTCCCGGAATAGCACTGGGATAGACGGGCAGTTAACGCGATGCGAACCTTTATCGTGTTCCCCCTTTTCCATGCCACCGCGCATGAAGTAGCGCGAACCGTTATACATACGACGCAGCGTATGCACCTGAGCATCAGTTAACCTGATTCTTCGTGCCATCACTCAGCCTCCACCTTGATGCCAGTGGCGGCAGCTGTACGCGCATAAACGAGCACTCCGTCCGCGGGTCGCTTGCGCTGCAAAAAGATACCAGGGCGCGGCCACAGAGCAATAAAGCGGCATTCGCTGTTTTCAAGACGATGAAATGCTTTCTCACTCATCACACCTACCGGGCGAAGATGCTCCTGTTCGTGCTCCAGTTCGGCGATGCGCTGGCGCAGTGCTGCGATCTCCATCTCTGCAGCATCGGCATGATGGACGTTTTCATGCTCCAGCGGCGGCAGGTCTGGAGTTGTCACGCCAAACAGCGCCGCCAGCGCTCGATAGTTCTGCTCGCTGTGATAGCGACCTTTGCAGCGGACCAGTTTTTCGGCTGCTGCGTTGATGGTCTGCGCCTTCTCCAGCTTTTCGCTGTTAGCCTCAGCTGTTTTTCTCCACGTTGCGCAAATACGTTTCTCTGATTCCAGTGCCTCTACCAGCTCCATGGTCTCCGCCGGGGAAAGATGCTCACCGCATTCAGCGTTGATTCTGGCTCTCTGCGCCAGTTCGGTGATATCAGTTGTCATGCTGCACGCTCCGCCTTCTGCTTGTTGTATACGGCCCAGCTAAGGGCATCGAGTTTGCGCTGGCCCGCTTTGTCGAAGAGGTGAATGCCGTTTTTGCAGGAGTGCTCAGCCTTCACCTGCTCTTCAAGCTGCGCCAGTTGCCCATAGGTTAGCGTTGCCAGTTTCAGGCGGTTCCAGCCGAAGTTAGGGATACGGTTGCTCATTTGTCGGCCCCCTTCACGAAAATTACCCAGTGCGTTTTGTCCGCTTTCCCTGTGCGTTGCCAGATAGCCGGCTTCTCGTCAGTGAGCGCCAGAATCTGGCTCACCGGTATCTGGGTCTCATTCCATTTGAAGATAAGGACGCCGTGTGGCCGCAGAACGCGAAAAGCCTCTTCAAAACCTGCGCGCAGGTCCTCACGCCAGGTGTCTTTGTTCAGGCGACCGTATTTCTTGCCCATCCAGGCGTTTTCGCCCACTCGTTCAAGATGCGGCGGGTCAAACACGACAATGGGGAAAGAGGCGTCAGCGAACGGCAGCGCGCGGAAGTCGGCAATAATGTCCGGGCTGATAACCAGGCTGCGCCCGTCGCACAGGGTGTGCTGCTCGGAGCGAATGTCGGTGAACACTGCTCGCGGGTCCTGTTTGTCGAACCAGAACATGCGGGAGCCACAGCACATGTCTAGAATGGTTTGCTCGGTCATTTGGCCCCCTCGCGCAGTCTTGCGGCAGTCCCGTAGCAAATTTCAGCCGCATCCTGCATCATCAGGCGTTCAACCACTGGCATGTGCTGTGCTTCCAGTTTCAGATAATCACCGGCAGCTTTAGCCCCATCAGCCTTAATCCCGGCTACGATGAGATCGGTGGCGGGGGTTTCGATTTCAGGCTTGGCGTAAACAGGCCAGGAATCACTGCCGTCATCGTTTTTCTCCCCCGGCTGCTCATGCACTGCAAGATACTCACCACCGCGATCTGGCTCTTGATATGTCGGAGGAATCGAGTGGAAGGACAACCATGCATCTGGTTTGTTGAATGCTGCCTTCAGCGCCACATTCTCCGCAGCCAGCTGCTTAAACGCTTTCGCCAGCTTCAGGAACTTCTGCTCTCTGATCGACAGCTCGCCTGCGCTCTCCAGGGAGGCGATGAGCTCGTTTACTGCCTGTGGTGTGATTGTCATTTGGCTGCTCCTTCGGCGAGCATGGCGATGATTTCTTCCGGGGGTCTCTTTTACGTCAATGCGCTCTCCTGAGGTCATTTTCAGGATTGTCAGACCAGCGAAATACATGCTGGCGATGTGGTCTGCAGCAACAAACACGGGCTCATCAACTGTTTCAGGCACCCAGCCATATTTACCCTGGCGCTCTACCGTTGATTTTTGGGTTAATTTGAGAAAAATCATTTTCTTACCCCCGCCAGGCACTGGTTAAAAAGGTTGGTCATTGGGTTTACGCCGCCAGGACGCTGGCGATACTGAGCAGACGGATCGCTTTCGGTTACGGCTGTCGTGTCGATCAGGGTGTAGCGGTAGCTCCTGCACTCACCTTCTCGCTGAACCTGGCCGTCACGGTGCATCTGCCACAGGGAGGAATTGACCACTGAAGAGTCAAGCCCGGTACCGCGGCGGATATCCTGAAAGCTGCAGCCAGGATGCTGGCCGATGAAGTTAATAACGGCTTGTTTGCCAGAGTTCTTTTTCATCAGAATCCACCCCGCTTAGTTGGTTTTTCCTCTTTCTCGCGCCGGCGCTGACTGGCAGCTTCCTGATCGCAGTCATAAATCGCCCCGTGACGTTGCTCGCAATAGACAACACCAGTCTCACCATGCCTGTTAAGGCGCAGGAGGAGCTCCGTGTCACTCTGGTTTGCGTTCTCGTCGTAGGCGCCCTCCCGGTATATGGCCAGCCAGTAATCGCAGTCCTGTTCAATCTGCCCGGTGTCGCGGGAGTCGCTCGGCAAGGGGCGCTTATTGGTTCGCTTCTCAAGCTCACGGTTAAGCTGAGTCAGGAGAACCACGACGCAATCCAGCTCCTTCGCCAGCGTCTTGAGGCCTTTGGTGATCAGCCCGTACGCCAGGTCATTTCGCTCTGCCTTATCGGCAGTCATCAGCGTCAGGTAGTCAACGAGGATCATTCCGACCTTGCCGCGTTCGCGCTTGATGCGACGTGACTCAGCCATAACATGCGCCAGTGAAATGCCCGGGGTGTCATCAATCAGGAGGTTATTGGTGTCAATCAGCGCTCCCATAACGCCGGTAGCTTTCTTCAGATCGCCGTTCCAGTCGCCGCGATATCCGTAGTCTTCCTTCGTCATATCCGGGTAAAACAGGTTTGGCGAGATCCGCCCCTTCTGCGCAGTGATTTTCTCCACCATCTGCCCTTCCGGCATTTCCAGAGAAAACATAAGGGCCGGCTCGTTCTCGACCGTCGCGCAGTTAACACCCATCTGGGTGTAGAGCGTGGTTTTACCCATCTTCGGGCGTGCGCCGATAACAAACAGGCTGCCGCGCACAATGCGCTTCACACCGAGCAACTCATCCAGAGAGCGGATCCCGGTAGACAACCCACGGGAACGACCATCCGGCTTGAGCCTTTCGTCGAACTCCGCCGACCAGTCAGTAACAGCGTCATAGAACGTGCGAAGCCCTGTATGTCGACCTGTTTTTACGTGCTCGGTTATCTCAGTGAATAACCCCTGAATAGCGTCAAATTTCTGCTCTGCCGTCATGCCGTTGCGGGCATAAAGCAACTCGATCGCCTTCGTTGTTTTCTCGATGCCGTAGCGCTCCATAGCGGTCTCACGAACACGCATTGCATAGGCCACGATGTTCGCCGCGCTTGGCGTGTTCTTGGACATTTCAGCCAGGTATGCAAAGCCCCCAACGGTCTCTGTCAGCCCCTTGCTTTCCAGAGCATCAAACAGGGTCAGCAGATCAACCGGCTTATGGTCCCGGTACATCTGGCGCATTTCAGCGAAAATGACCTGGTGCTGACGCGAGTAGAACGATTCAGGCTTGAGGATAGACAGAACCTTCTGAGTGCGTTCACTGCTGTCGTCATCCAGCAGAAGTCCGCCAAGTACGCTCTGCTCTGCTTCAATGCTGTGCGGAGGTGTCATGAAATCAGAGGTCATCACAGGCCCCCTCGCGCGTTTTGGCGTAGACATCGACGGTCAGGAAGTATTCCAGCGACTTGCGGCGCCAAGTTTTCCCGGGGCGCTGATCAGGGCGATTCTCAAGCATCCAGCGGCAGTTACTGGCGATGTAGCTCAGGTAAGACTCCCAGTCAGCCAGGGTAAAGCTGTGGCCATCAAGCTGACGGGTAATTTTGTTGGCTTTCTGCCAGAACGAGCGGATCAGGTTGCGGCGCTTATCAGTGAGGACCCTGATGCCCTGCGCTTCCGGTAGCACCTGGTGATAAACATCGACAACCTGCTCACAGCTGAGAGACTGTTTTTTAGGTTCGGATTTTGGTGACGCTGATGCACTCTCTTCTACGTCAGTAGAAGAGATATTATTTAATATATTGTTTGTGGCACTTTGTTGGCATTCTGTTGGCACAACCTCGCCGGTACGCAGCGTGGTTACTGGGTTTGCGTTGGCACTTTGTTGGCATTCTGTTGGCACAAAAAATTGCTGATAATCGTCATATTTGGTGACGGTTAAGAGTGTAAATTTCTTGTTTGCCAGGGTGGTGATCATGCCCATTTTCGCGAACTTGTTCAGCAGGTACTTAACCCTGTCAGGTGCTATTCCCGTGTCTTTCGACAGGGTATGTCGCCCGGTGATCACCTGACCGCGGGAAACCGGATACTCACCAAACTCTGTTGTTACCATCCCGTCAGCTGAATTGACCTCCATGATGAGATGGATCCACAGATGGACGGCTTCACTGTCGGTCTTGTAGAACGGCAGCTCTCTTACTTTACGGTGCAGGAATACCAACCACTGCCCTGATGGCTGAGGTTTCTCCATGGGCTTCTGAGACCCTCTAAAATCGGATATGCGGAGAACGTAACTCACGGCCTTCCTCCTTCCGTTTCAGCTCTTCCAGGATGGCGCGCATCTTTTCGGCCACCACTGGATTTACCGAGCGAACAAACCGGTCACGAGTAACATTTTTGTGTGTTTGCGCCTGGTAAAATCTGTTGCTCTTAGGCATAATTACTCCTGTGAAATGATCCAGTTAATTCGCGTAGAAAGCCGTTAGTGTTCGCGCACTGCGGCTTTCGCCTTTCTGTTCCCACTCATGCTTCAAAATCACCTTTCT